TTACAGCTCCAGCCGCTTCCACTCACCAGCGCTTCGGCCGCGATCGTTGTTGTACTGATCGGTCATCGACTGATTCTTGTGCCCGAGTAGGTTCTGCGTGTTGATACCCTGAGCGCGGTACAGGCGCTCAGACAGCGATCGAATCTCGTGTAGTGTGGGCGGCGTTTTGGGTGCCCAACGCGAGTCGTCATAAACAGCTTGGCGCGCTTTCTGAAACGAGGGCGACAATCCTTTGGGACAGAACGGAACGTCATCGCGGCGGCGTAGCAGTAGATCACCTGGGCGCCGATAATCGTCTGCGCGTCGAATGGTCTCCTCGAGTGTAATGCTGAGCGCGTCGAGCCGTAGAGACAGCGGTAACTCGATACGCGCCCCGGTTTTCTGCTGCTCCACGCGTAGATGGCCATTAACGATGTGCGATGTTCGCATCCTGACGAGGTCAGAGCGTCGCTGCCCGGTCACGAGTGCCAGCAACAGCAGGTATGATTCCCACGGAAGCGCATTGGATTCTGACCAAGCGTAGATCGTTTGCCACTCTTCGAACGTGATTCGAGATCGTCCTACCGGCACTCTTGGCGGTTTGACTGGAATCACGGGATTCAAGTCGATGATCCTCTCGTAGATCGCGGCGCGAAATAGCGACTCGGCTTCCCATCGCACACTTCGCGCCGTAGACCCTCGACCTGAGTCCATGATGGCGGTAATTGCCCGCAGCACATCGGACGGCCGGACGTCGCGAATGGGCATCGCGCCGATATGGTGCGTGAGGTGGTATACGTGGGTCCGACGATTCGAAAATGTTTTCGGTTTGAGGTTCTCACTGCGGACTTGCTCGAGATACTGCTCCGCGAACGACTCGACGGTGATACTCCGCCGTCTCCAGCGTTGGAAAATCGATCGGCCCATTTCTAGTAACCGAGCGATTCGATCAGCGCGATGCGCTCGGCAATGCTCATGCCACGCAATCGTTCGGCGAGCTCGCGCCGTTGAGCAGGCTCACCTGCATCACTGTCCTCGATCTCGTCGTCCAGGTGTTTGATCAATAGCGGTTCGACGTGAGATCCGGAAAGGGCGGAGCCGAGAATCTCGAGCTCGCGATCGGTGAGCTCTGGCGTTTGTTTGCAAATGAGCTGGTAGCGCTCGGCGACAGTTGCGAGACGCTGGCTCAGGCTTTGGCCATCCCGCAGATTGCCGGCCACGTGCTGAAGCGGCGGGCTTAGATAGATGCTTGGGCGTTTGGCTTTGCGGTTCTCAGCCATGTATAGGCTCCATTCGAAAGCCCCGGCTCGGAGCCGGGGCAGTATGCGTTATCGCTGGATGGGCGCGTCGGCGTAATCGGGGAACTCGCGCTGTATCTTCGCGATCGCCTCGTTGATGGCGTTAGCGTTGGGTATCGCCCGAAAGCCTCCAATACCCCCGCCGTGATTGCGAGCCTCGCTATCCCACTCTTCCAGGCACTTAATAACGTGGCAGGCGAGCTCCTCTCCTCGGCCATCCTTGAGTATCACCTCGTTCCACATGCGGCTCCCCCTCTCGGGGCGACGTTTACCAGTGACGAGGATGCAGGCGCCATTCAGGGAGTGCTCGCGATCCCGATCGGCCTGCCACGTTTGGTAGGCTTCAAGCTGCTCCTGGGTGACGAGGCTGGGGTCGATACCCGCGAACTTCAGCTGAGCCTCGGCCCGCTCGGGAATGCCCTCGCTCAGGTCAGCCCGGTCGTTGAGTCGGTAGCCTTCAGCAAAAATGACGTTGTAGCCCGACGCGCTCAACTTGGTGCGCTGACCTAGTTGGTGGTACATGGCTGCGCGGCAGAGTTCGAGATTGGTCATGGTGTGTCTCCTTGGTTCTGCGCCCGAAATGGGCCAGTTCGCTCAGGGCGTGGGCTTTGTTCGCCTCACACCTCTAAAGGTACTACCTTGGGTAGTACCTTTCAAGTATTTTTCGAAGACTCTTTAAACTTGCGCCAGTAGAAGCAGCTCTACTCTTCCAGCGGTGGCCGCGTCCTTGATCGCCTGTCCGTTTTTGAATATCGCATCGCCCCGCTGCTTGTTCGGCACCATGTGCTTCACGCCCCGGCGATCGGTCGCCACTACCGTCGGCACAATATCCCCCATCACCGATAGCGACCCCATTTGCAGCATGCGCGAGTAGATGGGCAGGTGCTGGGCGATAAAATCGTAGGGCTTCGCCCAGGGCGCCGCTTGCTGGGTCGGCATCGGGTGAAGCTTCGCTGCGCGGATCAGCACCGCCAGCCGCGCCCGGGGCCGTTGCCGAGCGCCAGCCAGCCACGCCCGCGCGAACTCATGCCCGGCGCTCAACCGCTGTCCTCGCTCGTACGCGATCGCCAACGGCTCGGCCGCCGCGGTGCCGCCCCCTGGCTGCTGCCCCAGCGTCGCCGTAGGGCTGAATGGCTGGAACCCCTCGTTCTCGTGCATGTGCCACGTTACCCGCTCGGCCTCCATATCGAGCACGCGATCAACGAATGTCCGGGTAGCGTCCGGATCGTGCTCGGGGTGTGTCGCGCGCGCCAGCTCTCGCAACCGCTGGATGCCCATATTCCGATAATCGCGCATTGCGCCCCCTGTGTGTTGTAGTGCTGCGCTCATTCGCCCTTTCTCCACTCACTACCGCTATTCATTACCTGCCGCTGCCCCACCACTTCAGTACGTGGCCAGCTCGCATACTCACGCAACACCGCTTTGGCTTCATCTAACCCACGCGCCAGCACCGCGCAGTAGCCTTCATACTCGCTGCCTTCCAGCCATTCGAATTGGCTAGGCGCCAGCGCTGCATCACGTGGGGGTGTGGCTTTGAACTCCAAGAAGAGACCATGCCAACCGCCACGTGCTTGCCTTACGGGTAAGTCACTCACTCCTGCGCGTACACCCTGTCGTTTGAGGTCAGAAGCCGTTTTCTTGTTACGCTGCCCACCATTGGGAACGTGATAAGTCGAGTCGTATAACTCACCTACCGACTGACCTCGCATTTTCTCCCCATGCAGCCAGCGCATTAATACCGCTTGCTCCTGCCCTTCCCAATCGACCGGCTTTGCCCGGGGTGCGCCGCTTTTGGTAAGCGCACGCGGCCTACGGGGCTTTTGGATAGGTAGTTTCATGCGTTCCCCCGCTGGAGCTGCTTACGCTCCCACTTGCTGTAATCCGCCATAATCCTGTCAAGCATGGCCCGCGCTTCGTCGTTGTGATCGATCTCAGCGCGGCTCTCAATACCGCACGCCTCACGCAGCCAGTCCTCGCAATCCACTTGGGCGTGGGTGCCGTCGGGCATCGTGTCATAAGGCACTTGATGCACACGGCGGCGCCGCTGGTCGAGGTAGAGCCAAAAGCGCTTGTTCTGGCACAGCATCGCAGCGCGCCGGGCGTGTGGGCCGCCTTTTATAGATTGATTAAGCATTAGCGCCTCCAAGGCTGGCCGTCAGCTCGGCTATCGCAGAGGGGTTGCCCCGCCGTGCCATACGCAACTCTCTCTCAAGCCTCCGTATTGTCTCGTTCTGGGTATTCACTCGCTTAGAAAGGCGGCTTTGCTCTGCCCATGCTTCGCGCATCTTCTGATTAAGCTCCTCTGCGTCACCAATTCGTGAGTACAGCTTCACCAAAATGAATTGCTCACCAAGCCAGTCGCTTTCATGCCGATAGCTAGCCAGAGCTTCCTGATGATTGTGATAGTTCTTTGAATCTGCCAACGCACCAGCGAAACCCGCCTTCGGCTTTACGTGGCCACGTGAATTGACCCACAGCAGCCCCCAGCCTTCTGGCAACTCTTCCGGCTGGATCATCCCCTCAGGGCACATGTAGTAACGCCAGTTGCCTAGGCCACCATCAATGCGGTGCGGCTTCTTCTTGTCCGCCAAAAAATCGCTACGGCTGACCTTTACCTCAACCACTACCGAGCCATCGCTCGGCGCATAGCCTGATTGCCTAAAGCCGATTGCGTCGGGTATCTCACCCGTCCAGCCTGAGCGCACCTCACTAACCGCCACATGACAGCCGTGGCCATTGTTGCTGTTTGCGCGCTTGAGCCACTTAACAGCGATGGTGCAAAGATCAGCGTGGGTCCACTGCTTAACAGCTGTCATGCCCGTGCCCTCCCGCGCTGAATACGACGCATGCAGTGCTTGCACGCGGCTAGCTGCTCATGGGTGCCTGGGTCACGAAATTCCGATGGCGGCTTGCGATAGTTACACTCTGGGCACTTGGGCTGTATGTATGCCTGTTTAAGCATCGCTAGCACCCTCCTTGCCCTTCAACGACTCAACAGCCTGCAGCACCAGCGCCCGGCCCGAATCGCTCAGCGCCAGCATTTGCCGTGCCGGGGTATCCGCCGTCAGGCCCACTACGTCGATGTATCCAAGGTCCAGCAGCTCACGGCAACGGCCGCAAATGCTGGCTAGCGGCAATCCCGTGCGTGCTGCCAGCTCATTACGCGTGCGCGGCCCGCCTGCCAAGCTGGAAAGCACCAGGCTACGCGATACGCTCAACTTGCCGCTGCGCCGGTGATCGCTGAACGCGGCCTGTTTCACTTCATTGCCGCTCGGTTGAAATGCGGTATTCATGATTAACGTCCTCCCAAAGCGGCACGCAGTGAGCGCAGCCCTTGTTCTGAATTCATACGGTCCGGCATACCCGCCGCCTCGGCACGTTGCTGGGCAGCTTCACGGCTGGCGCGCTCTGCGAGTTCTGCGCGGTTTAACTGGCTGTCGTGGCCGATCAGCGTGCGGGCCTGCAGCTGCTCGCCGCTCATCACGCGATTAACCAGCGCGCCATACTCTTTCCGGAAACGGCTTTCCATACGGCTAGCGCGGGACTCACCGCCACCGTGGGTCAGCTCCCACCAACCAACGGCAGCCCCAGCCATGCGCACGGCCTCGTGGCTCCACTGATGGCGCTGGGGCTGGTGAGCATTGGCGGTTACTTCGCGCCACGCATCGGCTTCACCCGGCAGGCCCATATCTTCCGGCTTGGGCTGGCACAGGGCGGCGAACGCAACGGGCATCGGTGGCCACACCTCGTCACTCTGGCGGGCTGCGTCCTGAATCTGCTGGCGCACACGACGCAAGCCGATTGCCAGCTGCCCGGGCGTGACGTGCTGCAGCTCTGCCCACCACGCGCCAGTCTCATCGAACGCACCCCACTGGCTGCTGAACTTGTTGCCAAACAGCTCGCCCATGACGTTGAACAGGTTGTCCACGTCACCAGCCGTTAGCGTTGGACCACTCGCCGTCGAACGTTTGCCCTGACGGCTCTGGCGCGCGCCGTCCAGCGGCTGCTCGCGCTTCCTGAGCGGTAAGACGGCGTTTTGGAGTGCTGTTGCGGCGTGATGCATGGTGGCCTCCGGAAGTGGCGACGTTGGTTTGCTGGGCTTGCTGGCGCTTGGTGTTTTCGGAAACCCAGCGCGCAAAGCGGCGGGTCCAATCGGCGTGGGTCAGGGTTTGCTGAGGTCTGGCGGCGAAGTGTTCGCGGAAGTCGATCAGCGCATCGTGCACGTTGGCATCGGCTGACAGGCCACGCTGCAGGCAGGAAACGCGGTAGGTCTCTGGCTCAGGCTCCCAGCCAAGGTGCATGGCCGTTTTGCGTGGTGCGGCATCGGTAGCGGGTTCGCCATCGTCGGTCTGCTGGGCAGCACGCTCGAAAACGGTGGATTGAGGCTCGCCCGCGCCAGAGAGAGAGGGGGTTACTCTCTGTTGTAGTCTCTGTAAGAAAACTCCGTTTGGGCGGTTCTGTGCACTCCCTTCTGGCGACTCTTGATTCTCCGGTTGGGCGTTTTCAGATTCTCCGTCTGGGAGATTCTGAGCAGTGGCGGGGGATTCAGGCGGTTTCTCGGTTTCTTCGTTACTCAGCGCCAGCGCTAATTGAGCAGCCAACGCCTCACTATTAACCCGATACCATGTCTTTGCCGGAACGCCCTTTCGGACTTCTTCAAGTACGCCGATCTGGGTCAATTGCTTACGTGCAGTCACTTGCTGTTTGGCGCTCATACCGGTTTCAGATTCCCAGCTATCGTGCTCGCCCTGCTGCTCTTTCCAGAACCATCCATCACGCTTGGAAGCGGTAGGCGTATTGGTCAGGAAAAGCGCCTGGCTCAGAAAGATAGCACCCTGCACTGTTACGCCCGGCAAGCGGGTAAACACCGCCTGATAGGCAACAGGACGGCCGAGCAGTGCCGGGAGCATGGCTGCAGTTATGCTCATGGCGCCCCCCACAAATAGAAAGCCACGCCGTCACCCGCTAAAGTGGCAGTTGCGACACCACCCACTAACAGAAGGCAAGCGACGTGGCTAAACCGGATAAAAAGATATGGATTGAAATGCTGGAGGCGGCGGCAGAAACCTACCCAGATGCCCGCGAGGCTGACCAGTGGAATCAAGCGCTTGGTAAAAGCACTGCTAACGCCAACATCACCTACCTGGTAGACCATGGGCTTGTTACAGGCTTGGCTAGAAAGCGAATGGGAGACATCGATAGCTATGGCGAAATCACCATCACTAGCGCTGGCCTGGATTATGTCAGCGAAGATGGCGGTCTCACGTCTGAGCTGGGCGTGGTGACCATTAGGCTTGAAGCCGAGACTATTCAAGCACTGGTCACCGCTCAAATCGAAATGACGGATGCAACTAGGCAAGAGAAGAACCTCCTGCGCCAGCAGCTTCAGGCGCTTTCGAAAGAGGGCCACCAGCGCCTAGCCAACCAACTGATTCGCCTAGGCCTTGAGGGGGCTCCGCGCTCCATTGAATGGCTGAAAACACTGATCGGTTCTTGATCACATCGATCTGCTTAAACAACAAGTAGCCATTACCCATACAGAAACACAGGTACTCAACTGTTTGCGGACGGCAGGCAAAGCGTAATTCCAGCGCCTGCCCCTTTCCTTCTTCAAACCACACGCGGCTATCAAGCATGTGCGCAGCGCTGGGAAAGCCCGAGCGCGAATCTGGAAAGAAATGCGTGGATGGCATGGGCTGCGCCAGCGTGTCATCCGTTAGCAACTTGCTCATACCCTCACCTCACAAATACCTGTATGGAAAATCACCGCGTTCACGATGGCGTAACCGTTGGTTCGTCTGAGCTAAGCTGAACCTCAATTGCAGAGGGTGCGGCATGCTCCAACAACCACTCAGCAGTGAATGCCCCACCACTAGCGCTAGCCATCCGCTGGGCATGCTGGGTTTCGCCGGTGTACTCGGTGCGTGGCAAACGCCCTCGGTTAACCCACTTACGAACTGCCTGAGGGGTGACATTGCAGATGATTGAAACAGCAGAGGGGCCTCCTAGCTGTTCAACAGCCAATCCAACATTGCTCATTGCACTCTCCAAAAACGAACCAATGGTTGATATTAAAACACAACTGAAAGTTCTCGCAAGGAAAGCGCATAATGAACCGATGGTTACTAATGAAAAGTTACGGTCTGCTTTTGCAGATAGACTAAGGAAAGCAATGACCGAATCGGGTCAGCCGATTCGTGGGGCGGCCGTGCGCCTGCATGAGCTAACAGGCAAATCTGCTAATGCAGCCGGGAAGTGGCTGAAAGGCGAGAGCATGCCAACGCCTGAGAACCTTCAGAAGATTTGCCATTGGCTAAATGTTCGAGAGGAATGGCTCGAGTATGGGCGTGAGCCTATGCGCCGGGGGGCAGCTTCCAGCGAGCCGTACCGTGTTGAGGAGCATGCTCAAGAACTCGCGCAACTTGCATCGCCTCGCTCCTTACGCATGCTGAATAACATTGCTCAAGCCGCCCAAGATGGCCGATTAACAGAAGATGACCTAATACTGCTCGAGCAGATCGCAAATCGAATTGCCGCTCGACCTGCCGAAAAAACATACGAACGCCGCCAGAGCAATCAAGAGCGGCTAAAGGCAAAACTGGGGAACAATGATTTATCTGCTGAAAGGAACCGCCCTGCAGGGGCAGCTACCGAGCCCGAAGCGGGAGGGGATTAACCCGATCTTCAAGGCGCGCATCCAGGCTGAAGGTGAAAGCCGCCGGTGCTTCATCAAGCTGCTGCCAGACAAGGTCGTGGAGCATGGCGCAGTCGTCGATAACCGCGAGGCCTACAGCGAAGCCATTGGCTATGTGCTGGCCCGTGCTTGTGGCTTTAAAGTGGCCAATGTAGCGGGCGTTATCCTTCTGAATCGGCAACAAATCCCCCCTAATGTACTTGCACAGGCTGATGCAGAAACAGCCGGGGCACCCCAGTCAGAATTCATTGCATGGTTTAGCGAAGACCTATGCTATCCAGATTTGGTTGTACAGCACACGACAGGGGTCACCAGCCAAGATTTTGAAGATCGCCTAAAAGCTCGCATTGCTAAAGACCTCCTAGCGCGCGAAGAACTGCCTAAGCTTGTCTCTTTTGACGAGTGGACACTGAATACAGACCGCAACCCGGGTAACGTGCTAAGCGCCAGCACTGCCTCTGTAGCGCTCATTGACCATGGCCGACTATTCATGTCTCGGGGCTGGCAGTCACAAGCGTTGCGATTCCTCATGCATCGCCAAGCCGGTAACCAGATGGCCAGTTGGGCCGAGCTAGGCGAGCCCGGTTGGAATCGAAAATTACCCAACATGAGTAAGCGCGCATTGGCCTATAATGGATTCCACATATCATTCAGCGATACTGGACAAGATAAGGTTAGAAAGGCACTGTCTGACCTCTCCCTGCCGGGTGACGAGATAGATTGCGTGCTCGACTTTTTAGAGCAGCGCTTAGACCCAGGGCATTATCGCAAGGCAATAGGCCTAATAGCATGAATTTGGCAGCTCGACTAAAAGAAACATTAACTGCTGAGGAAAGCCCCACCGTCTCTGGTAACTGGCGGCCAATTAGCATGTGCCTGGATGACACGGCATGTGAGTTTTTAAATGTTGGTGTCGTCTTCGCTCATGGATCTCATGTTGAAGTGCGCATGCTGGACTCATTTGAGCGACTAAAGTGCCTGTATGACACGCGCATCAATCAGTCGCATCTTCAACACCTGCTAATGGACATTGAAGCCTGCTTGATCTCCACGAAAGGGGATCTGCCTGATTGCTTGAGCGACACCATTCGCCTGGGCCCTTCTCTTTTCGCCCAAGGTGAAGACGCAGAAAGTATTGTCGATGCCTTCTTTGAAGATGTGGTCACCCTCGCTAGGCCGCGCAAGAATCAAGCGCCGTCTCAATTCCGTTATCGTTCATCAAGCAAAGTGTGCACAAGCGTCATTGAACTGATGAAAGAGCGTTTGGGCTTTAGCGCCAGCCGCGTGATACAGGATCAACCGCTACGCCTTCCGCTGAGCAATGGGAAAACCATTGATGTTGAGGTACCCCTACTGTCCAGCTCTGCCGTGGGTTCAGTGATCTCAGCGTGGTACAAAAGCCCGATGGTGGTAGAAAACAATATTCTGCAAGCGGGCGCCGACCTCTCATTGGTCGCTAGCAATAGTCAGCGACAAGCGGCCATGTCAGTACTTATACCGAATGACAAGAGCGGCCTAACGATCAAAGAGCGCGAGCAGGTGGAAAAAGCGATCTACCGCAGACTAGAACGCTTTGAGCGCTCAGGCATTACGGTACTACGTGATGACTCCACCGCTGGGCTGGCTGAACAAACCACTCAATGGTGGAGTAAGCGAGGTGCGGCTTGAATATATTTGAGGTGATTGCGTGACTGAGGACCAAATTCGCGATAACGCTATTACCTTTGCACGCCGCAATAAAAAAAGCATCGCCAAGCGTCTCACGAGCAAGTCAATCTACTTTCCTGAAAAGGAACCGGTGTCTGTCTTTATGGCTGGGTCACCGGGTGCTGGAAAAACTGAATCATCATTGGCCCTACTGGAAACTTTCAAATTGCAGCATGGTCAAGATGTACTAAGAATTGACCCTGACGAGCTCAGATGTGAATTACCCGGCTACACTGGCAACAATTCATGGCTTTTTCAGTTCGCTGTCTCCATTCTGGTGGATAAAATCCACGACACGGCACTTGATCAAAAACAAAGTTTCTTGCTTGACGGAACCTTGGCTAACTACGATATTGCAAAGAAGAACATTGAGCGCTCTATCAAACGGAACCGCTTTGTGCAGATACTATACGTTTACCAAGAGCCCAAACTTGCTTGGAAGTTTGCGCTAGCGCGAGAGCATATAGAAGGACGGCGAATACCGCTTGAAAGCTTCATCGAGCAATATTTCAGCTCACGACGTGTTGTGAACACCTTGAAACAAAATTTTCAAAAGAAAATAAACGTTGATTTATTAATAAAAAACAATGACAACAGCTTGAAAGCCACAAAACAGAACATCAGTGAAGTTGACGGGTATTTGCCTGAAAAGTACACTCCTGCATCCCTTCACAGGGAACTCATACACATAGGTGAGCATTATGTTCGGACTCCCTCCAAAAGCGAAGAGTGAAAGCACTGCTTTTTCAACCTTTATGCGTTCAGCATCTTCCAGTGAGAAGAAGCGCGTATACACAAAGGTGCTCGATCAAGCGATTGAACGCCAAAATGAAGTGCTAAAACGACTTGAGGTTGAGCAACACCAGCACTGCTGATACAGCTCCCACGTCTAACGATCTACAAGAACCGCCTTTCGGGGCGGTTTTTTTGTGCCTGATGTTCTAACCCATCCCCCTCTCCCCCGTCACGGCCAAGCCACTTTTCGAGGTTCGTAATTGCTGGCCCAAACAACAACTATTGGTTGTTGACTTAAAACAACCATTGGTTCATATTTAACGCATAACGAATTACGTCGGGGATCACATCAATGCAGTCATCAACCATACAACACGTAACCTTCGCAGGCTGGCGTTGCCGATACGGCGCCCGCAAAAGCGGCTTACCAACAATCGTGCAAGCGCAAGTAGCTGCAGGGCTTGCCGCCGGCTTAACCCAGAAGGAAATCGCCAAGCTTCGCGGCGTATCCCCCGCTTCAGTTCGCACCGTGGCAGAAGCGCTTTACTGGCAACTAGGGGCTTACCGAGCTACCGCTGCCGTAGCCGAAGCCATGCGCCGCGGCTGGATCGCCCCGGTCGTGCTCGCCCTACTCATCAGCGGCATTAACCCCGACGCCGAAGGCATGCGCCACCGCGCCCCGGCACGCACACAAACCCGCGTTAGCACTAGCCGCACCGTGTCACGCCGTGATGTGGGGAGTGTGTACGCATGAACATCGTAGAGAGAACCACCGCGCAGCTGGTGCGAAACCGTATTCATGATCTGGTCGACTTGGCGATGGACGTCAACGCCAACAATACCGGCACAGCCGCTATCCGCGTGCTTTCAGATGCCGCTTATGTCGACATCCACAGCGACATGGGCTCGTTTCATTCCACCTACCCGCTCCCGCTGATGGCTACCAATAGAACGCTGGATGAACTGGAAAAAATCATCGCGGATGCTCGTGATTTCCTCGGGGGTGCGCAATGAGCATTCAGCAATCCAAAACTCTATGGGCAGGCGCCCTGGTAGCCGCCGTGCTGGTCATGGGCCACCTCTCCAAAAGCGATGCGCAGGACCACGAAGAATGGCTAACCGAGTACTGCACCGACGCGGCCGTGTGGGCCTTTGAAGAACATCGCGGCGTGCCCCTTAGCGAGCGCACCGGCCAGCCCGACTATCGCGGCATCGCCGAAGAAAGCTGCCCAGGCATGCGCCCTGCTGGCCCTGCGATCGACGACGACTACCGAGCGCCAGCACGGCTAGCGATGCCAGAGACGGCGCCCATTCAACAGATTGTTCAGTTTTAGGAGGCCTTATGTTTGCTCGCAACGCACTTGGCCAAGCCATAACGGTGGGCAGTCGTCGCCGTCGTTGCAGGTGCCGCTCATGCGGTGCCCGCCAGGTGAAAGCGAAACATCCGGACGAATACCAGCGCAGGATCCGCTGCAAAAGCTGCGGTGCGTTCGACTCCCTCCGAATCGACAAGTGGGCAGATGGGTGCGGCTGGCGAAACAAGACGTGTTACTGCGATGGGTACCACTACCCCCACCGCATCCGCAGCGAGTGGTGCTACCACAACCCCAACTACGCCGCCGATGAAGAGCACCGATATATGTACGCCGGGATGTGAGACCAGCCATGACCTTTGAAGAACAGTTCGACCAAATTTTTAAGCCAGCGCCAGCGAAAACCGACCAGCCGCCCAAGCGCGATCACTGAGGAATCAGACATGACCATCCTAAAAAACGCCATTGTACTGAAAGCCCGCCTCCCTGAAATCGCCCTACTGCGCCAGCAGCTGGCCGCCGCTGAGCGGGGTGAGATTGCAGAGACTGAATTCCGGCGCGACGCCTTTGTACCGGCATTAGCCGAGGAAATGGTAGCCGAGTTTCCCTCTGGCTTTGCGCTGTGCCTGCGCTGCGAAGAGAAGATCATCCCCAAAGGCACCATTGCTGAAGCGGTATTCAAGCGGGTAACTGAACTGGAGACAGAGCGCGGCGACCTACTCGACGATGAAGAGCGCGACCAACTCAACGCCGACGTAAGTATGGAGATCTGCAAAAAAGCGTTCGTCAAAACGAAGTACATTCGCGCTTTCTATCACGTCGAAAGCGAGTTCCTGTTTATCGATACCACGTCACCCGGTGATGTCAGCCGCTTGATGGGTACCCTGGTCAAACTTGCCGGGAAGATTCAAACCGTCACGATCCACATTAGCGGCGTGAAAAACGGCGTTACCACCCGCCTGCGCCAGCTTATCGCTGCTGAGTTAGGTGATGAAGTACGCCCCTTCGGCCAATTGGAAGCCGACGACATGGCTCGCATTCGCCGCCAGCTCGCACCCGGTGAGCCCATAGAGGTAATCACCTACAAAGGCACCTGGCTAGCCGAAAACGACGAGGTGTTGGCACAGCTGGCGGACGGCTTCGAGGTAGAAGAAATCGGCATGAGCTACCCGCCCGCCGCAATGACCTTCCGCCTTACCCACCAATTCCGCTTCAAAGGAATCGACTTCGCACCACAAGAGCCCGACGAAAACGGCGGTGAAGTCGATGGCATTCATGATTGGCGCATGAACGTCATGCGTGAAGTGGAAGGCATGGTGGGCGTCGTCACTGAACTGTGCGATCTGATGGAGTATGAACAGCCAGTGCTGGATGAAGCCGCAGACGACGGCGCCGAGCAGGAGCCAGCCGAATGAAACGCATCTATATCAGCGGCCCCATGACGGGACTGCCGGGCCTCAATCATGCTGCGTTCCATTTTGGAACCAACCAGTTGCGCGCCCTGGGGTATGAAGTGGTTAACCCCGCCGAAACGCCGGTACCCAGCGAAGGAGATGAATGGCATCACTGGCTAAAAGCCGACCTGATCCAGATGCTCACCTGCGACACGATAGCCCTACTGCCTGGCTGGGAAGCCTCGAAAGGCGCTCACCTTGAACTGCACGTAGCTCACCGCGTCGGCATGACCGTCGTGGATATTGAGAAACTGCATCGCGACGAACTAGAACAGGTGCCCGCATGACTGCCATCTACGCCACCGACCCCGCCACGGGTGAAAGCGTCACGCTCAGCGAGCTAGCCAAGCGCCACCAACTCAGCGTATCGACCCTGTCCCGCCGTCACGCCGAGGGCAAACGCGGCGATGAACTGGTAGAGCCGTTCGATATTCGACGCTACAACGCCGAGCAACGCGCTCGAGCGCAGGCAGCAGCGGAGCGTAAAGAAGCGGTTCTCGCGGCTAATTCGCGCGGGCTTATGCGCCCGCTTAACCATATTGCTGAGGTCAGCAAAATGGTGGGAGGTGCGCAGTGAGCATCGATCACAACTACGCACGTGGAAAGCTAAAGCTTTTATTGCGGGACCTGAGTAACTACAACGCTGGTGGGTTCTGGCGGGAAATGAGCCGTATCGCATCAGGCGCGACCGCCTCAATCCACGCAGAGGGGTTGAAAGCCGAACGCAATGCGCTGGCTGACAGCAACGCCCAATTAAGTCAGCAGAATGAAGCGCAGATAAGGATGAACGCTAAGTTGATGCATGAGCGCGACGCGCTGGCGGCGCATGTGGAGCGGCTAAACACACTCGCCTCAGCTGCCTATTCCAAAAAGAACGGCTGGACTATTCAGAACTTGCAGGAGCTAGGCCGGACCGCAATGCAGGAATCACCCAGAGTTAGCCTAGCCCACCGCGATGCCAAAATGAAACTTGAAGGCTTTGGTGATTACGCAGAACGCAAAGATAGGCTGCCGGACCTACTGGCCTATCAAGCAACCCTACGCAAGCAAGCCGAGGCCCAGCAATGACCCAGCCCACCCACACTCACCGCACAAATGGTGGAAAGTTTGCTGAGATCGAGCGCATCCATGGCGGTGGCGCTAGCGAGGGCTGGGTGCAGGTGATCTATCACGATATAGACCGCGATGTGCGCAGCTACACCAATCCCGAAGATTGGGAGCAAAACTGGCGAGAAATTACCCCCGATGATTGCACGGTGTGCTTGGGCACCGGCACCGACCACATAAAAGGCAACGCGGCGAACCCGTGCGGGCACTGCTACGGCTTGGGAAAAGTACTGGATAGCAGCGAACGCCCTTCTGAAATGTGGGACGTTGCCAGCATTGCCGGAGGCATCATTCAGCGACAGCTGGAAGAGCTGCTAAATCTGCGGCGCATCGCAGACAACCCAGCGGTGCTGGCGCTTCTCGAAAAAGAGCGCCAGCAAGCCTTAAGCGAAAGCACGGCGCGTAATGAGCAGGCGTGGCGCGAGGGCCAAGGCTTTGGCCCCGGTGGCCAGCGGTATACGGGAGACTGATATGGATGTGCTTACCTACACCCCAAAAGAAGCATCCAAGGCGCTCAGCGTGTCCGTTGCTACCGTCTACCGCTGGATGGATGACGGCACCCTGCCCGTTGTGCAGATGGGTAAGCGCCGCATGATTCACGCCGAACGTCTGCGCCAAAAGCTGGACGCAAACTGCGCAGCGACGCAAACTAACCATGCGCCCGGCGTGGTACAAGGAGAAGCACCATGCCCCACAAACGTAAAGGTTCACCGTATTGGTGGACACACATATCCCCGCCGGGAGGCGGTGCGCCGATTAGACGCTCTACTGGGACGGTAGACTATCGGGAAGCAAAAGCACTGGAATCAAAGTGGCGTTCAGAACTGTATCAGCAGGAAGCCTGGGGTCGGCTTCCTACCCACGGCTTCGCCGAAGTGGCCAGCGAGTTTCTTTTAGCTAGCCAGCAAAAGCGAACTGTTGAGGATATTCAGCGCCGTGTTGGTCGACTCTATGATCATTTTGGGCCAGACCAGATCATGGAAGAGCTTGCAGGAAAGGATATTCGAGGGTTTATTTCAGCCAGGCAGATGGATGGTGTTAAGCCAGCAACTATTAACCGGGAGCTATCGATCTTGAGTGCAATGATCAATCACGCGATTGAGCAATTAGAGTGGCCCATGAGCAATCCTGTTAGAGGCAGGATGCTCAAAGAGCCAGAGGGGCGCGTGCGTTGGTTAACTCACTCAGAAGCAGACAGGCTAGTAGCGGCAGCTAAAACACAGCGCAACGGAGAGCGTTTATCAGACTTCATTCTATTAGGCCTCAATACCGGCGCCCGCATGAATGAACTGCTCAAGATGACCTGGTCACGCGTCGACTTCAATAGTGCACTACTTCACCTGGAAGGAGAAGACAACAAGAGTGCAAAGCGGAGGTCGGTCCCGCTTAATGATGAAGCAATCGCGGCACTCAAGCGCCGCTGGGTGTGGGTAGCCAACCACTGCCCGCAAAGCGAATGGGTGTTCGCGAAGTCCGATGGTGAAAGGTTGGGTAACCTTCGGGAAGGCTTCAAGAGCGCGTGCAGCCTTGCGCGTATTACGAACTTCAGGATCCACGACTTGCGCCACACGTGTGCAAGCTGGATGGTCAGCGAAGGCGTGCCGCTACTGGACGTGAAAGAGGTGCTCGGGCACTCCACTGTGAAGATGACAGAGAAGTACGCGCACTTGGCGCCGCACCGTGCAAGGGATGCAGTAAACCAGCTAGGAAATCGCACAGTAGGCAGTACGCCAGCAGAGACTGTGCAGGAACCTCTAACACAATCCCAGCACAATGAAAGACCGGTGCATTCAATAGAAAGCATGCTTGGCAGGAAACGAAGGGCCTAG